ACTGGCATTTCTCTCCCCTCTCGTCACGGTCGGTGATTGTGTGTCGCGTCATCGTGGTATCGTAAACGTCACACCAAACAGGGGAGGAAAAATGGGCATCGTTTTTAAGGCGCCGTCCGAGGAAGTAGGTCGGTGGATCGAACAGCTAGTGGAACTGGACGGCGAACTGCCCGCCGGACGTGCCGCTGTCCTGGCGTCCACGTTGCGCCGGTTGACTGAAGCGATGGAACTTGCTACGCCGTCGGAGATCGCACAACTGGCACGGCAGTGCCGCGAGTTGTCGGGCGACCTCGCGGATCTCGTAACCGAGGAAGATCCGATGTCCGAATTGGATGCGATCTGACGTGGCAGAGGAACGCGACGACTGGCGTACTCCTGCCCGCCTGGCCGAACAGTGCGAGGAACTATACGGATTCACGGCGGCTCCCCGATGGGGTCCTCTTCGTGATCTGTCGCTGCAAACGTACGGGCCGGTAGTAGCTAAGATCATGACTGGGTGGGGTGAACCGCCGATGCCTCACCAGCGGTACATCCTTGACACTGCCCTTGAAGTAATCGTTGATTCTCACGGTGAGAAACGCTTCAAATATTCACGTGTCCTATTGTCGATTATGCGTCAACAGGGTAAAACAACGATTGCGTATGCTCTTGTCGCGTGGCGCGCTATGGCTTTCGTCAACCAGCTTATCTATTATGCTGCGCAGGACAGAAACTATGGTCGGCAGAGATTAGAGGAAGAATTATGGCCTCGTATTTCGCGAGGTAAGTTCAACGGGAAGATGCTTAAATCTATGTGGACGTCACGTTTCGCGAACGGCAATGAACGGCTCATTTACGAACCGAAACAGTCCAGAATTCGTATTATTGCCCCTACTGCCAGTGGTGGCCACGGTCCGCCACTCGATTTCTGTTTCCTTGACGAAATCTTCAAGCACCAGAACATGGATGTTCTACAGGCCGTGTCTCCCGCGATGCTGACCCGTGGGCAGTGGGGACAACTATGGATGGGCAGCAACGCGGGTGATGAGAAATCAGTATTGTTGAATAAGGAGCGGTCTGCCGGTCGGTTGGTTACCGAGTCGTTTTATCGCCACGGTGCACCACACCGCTATGCCTACTATGAGTGGTCTTTCCCGGACGGTGAGGATCATTCCGACCCTGACCTATGGGTCAGGCACATGCCTGGCTTGTGCCCGAATCCACCGTGCCATTGTGACCCGCGCGGCACCTTGTACCACCCGCGTGGAATCTGGCACCACACCTGTACGGCGGAAACGATCCGGGCCGAACTCGACGCGATGCGGGAAGACCCCGGAGCATTTTTACGAGCTTACGGGAACCGCACGGCGGAGATCCGCCCCTTGGCCGACCCGAATATCCCCCGGAAAGCATGGCGTGAATCCGTTGACGAAACGTCCTGTATCGGTAAAGACGCTGATATCGTGTTCGCTGTCGAGGTTTCGCCCGGCCGTGACAGGGCATCGATTTCGGTAGCCGGACTACGGGACGATGGGCTCGTGCACGTCGAGTGCGTCACGAACCGGACCGGCGTCGATTGGGTCCCGAGCGCCCTAGCACGCCTAGTTGCGGTCAATAATCCCCTGGCCGTAGTGGTAGACGCGAAAGGCCCAGCTGGGCCGATGATCGGCCAAATGGAACAGCGGGGGCTACGGCGTTCGCGAGACATTGATCGTCCCCGTCGGGGGAATCTCGCCGTAGTCGATCTTGCTTTCGTGCTGGGAGCGAATTCTAGGGGGGTAGACGAGATCCGGGCAGGCCGGGTTCGTCACCGTGATCAGCCCATGTTGACGGCCGCTCTGAACTCCGCCATGACCCGGCCTATCGGGGACGGATGGATCATTTCCCGGCGCATGTCCGGGCTTGACGTGTCGCCGTTCGTGGCCGCCCTGCTGGCACGGCACGGCCTTGAGGTGATAGGGCCCAAGGTCCGCGCCAAGGTGTATGATGTTGCTGGTTCAATTGCTTAGATGGTCTAGGATGGGGTAGGGATGGGCATATGGTCCGCAGTGAGGGGGCTGTTCGATAGCTTTACCGAGCGGGTGGAGGCCCCATCGGCGCCCGAGACACGTTCGGCGTCCCTTGAGGCCCTTATCCGTGCCCAAGCCGGGATGTTCGGGTCTGTCCCGGGGACTAAGTTTCCGATCACGGGCCGAACGGCGGATTCTCACTCTGCGGTGTGGCGTGCGAAAATGTTGCGCGCGAACCTGATTTCGTCGATGCCGCATTCTGCGGTGCGTGTTGTCGGCAATGTCCCGTATGAGGTTCCACTACCAAGGTCGCTTACCATCCCATGGCCGTCGAACATCTCAGGACGGCCCGAATATAGGTTCGACCAATTCCTGTGGTCTTCACAGTGGGACTTGGATACTTATGGAAATACGTTTTCCATCGTGCACGCACGAGACGCGTTCGGTCTCCCGTCGGTTGTCGAACCAGTTCCGATGGATTATGTATCCATTTCAATGATCGGCAGATTCATTCGTGAAATTCGTATCGATGGATATCACGTCGATATAAAAAACCTGTTTATTGAATCGCAATACCGTTTGCATGGTTACGATCTCGGAATGTCGCCCATTCGTTATGCGACTATGGCAATTGGTGCGTTTCTTGCTGCCCAGTATTCGGCACAAGATTGGTTCGAACGGCGTCGAATGATGCCGAACGTGACACTGAAAAACACCGAGGTAGAATCTTTCACTCCTGAAAAAGTGGAAGAAATTAAGATGGCTTGGAATATGGCCATGGAATCCGGACAGTTGTTCGTCACCGGGGCCGATTGGACTTGGGAAGCAACCAAGGTCACTCGGGAGGATGCCGGTTTTATTGAAGCGATGGAAGCTGGAATAGCGGACATTGCAAGATTCTTCGATGTTCCCGCATCCATGCTCGGTGGCGGCGGGCAATCCGGTACTTATAGCAACGTGACACAACAACAACTTCAGCTACTTGTGAACCACCTTGGCCCGACGATTCAACGTCGGGAAAAAACTTTTTCAACATGGTTGCCGAAACCTAGATTGTTCCGGTTCGATACTCAATCGTTGTTGAGGATGGATCCGGAACAACAGTCTCGTATTTTCGGTTCCGGTATCACAAGTAGGTATATTACGCCGAACGAAGTGCGAGCGAAAATGGGGATGCCGCCATTGACGACAGAGCAAATCGGCGAATTCTCGGAACTTTTTCCGGCCCGCGCGCCGGTAGCGATGACACCGGAGAAAGGCGAAAAACTGTGGATGTAAACATTCGTGAAGCCGCTGTTGCGCGCCGTAGCGCGGTCCGCGCACCGGCCGACCGGCCCAGTCAGAGACGCTCTACCGCGAACGTGGCCCGTACCCCCTACGTCCGAACACCCCTCACGGCCACGGGGAAGACCGGACCGTCTTGCCGCATGAGCATCCGGGGCGGAATCGAACCAGCGGAACCCCTGATTTTTGAGGGTTTCGCGTCGATCACTGATAAGCCGTACGAGATGTATGACATGTTCGGCCCCTACATGGAAGTTGTGCACGTCGGTGCGTTCACGGAAACCCTGTCCAAGAATCCCGACGTCCCATTGGTTATTTCCCATAACCAGGAACGCCGTATCGCCCGCACGGGGAATGCTGAGTCCCCGCTTCTACTGTCCGAGGTAGTGGACGGTGAAGAAACCGGCCTGAAGGTGTTCGCGCCGTCGCTCCCCCGGGAACTTACCGATGTTGTCGAGGTTACGAAACGAATTAGCCTTGGATTGATCGACGAAATGTCATTCGCATTCACCATTACCGCAGGAAGGTGGAACGAATCATATGATGAGTTTCACATTAGTGTGGTAGATATTCACCGTGGTGATGTGTCGATCGTCGGGTACGGGGCGAATCCCTACACGTCGGCCGGGGTGCGTGAGCAGTCCAGCGGGGTGGACTCGGACTCACTCCGTGCTATGCTCTTGGGCATCGTGTAAGCTTGCGCGTCGCGTCGGATCCGACCTGACCTGCCGTCAGAGACCATGACAACAGGGAAAGGAACGACGTGACTCTCGCCGAACGCATCGCGCACCTGCGAAGCCAGATCGCAGCGCAGATCACCGCACGGTCCGCGCTCGCGGATCAGCTGAATGCGGCCCGGAACGAACTCCCCGAAACCGGTCCCGCCCCGGACGCCTTGGCCGAAAGGATCCGTACGGGTGTCGAGGCTCTTAGGTCACAGGACTCTCAGATTACGACACTGTCCGGTCAGCTCACCGAGCTTGAGGATGAGCAGACCAGGGACGCCGCCATGGAGGAGCTTCAGTCGCGGATCGTCCCGACCGGCGCTCCCGACGCTGATACTCGACGTGCCCATGGTGACGGCGTCATCCGGTCTGAGCCCCGGACGTACACGCGGGAAACAGCGCGTCAAGGAACGTCGTTTTACCGTGATGCCATCGCTGCGAAGGAAGATTTCGAAGCACGCGACAGGCTCGCGCAGCACATGAGGGAAGAAAGAGTAGAACGCGCCGAATTCTTTGAAGGCATGCAAACTCGTGACGTGTCTACCTCCGGCCTGGCCGGTATCACGATCCCGCAATACTTGGTCGATCTGGTAGCACCATCGATCAAGAATGCGGACCCGTTCGCGCAGAATTGTCGTCAGCTCGAACTTCCTAGTTCTGGCATGAAGATTGAGATTTCGCGGATCACCACGGGTACTACCGCTGGTGCTCAGACAACCGAGCACGGTGCCCTCTCGGAAACCGATATCGACGATACCGTCCTTGAGGTTCCCATCCGGACTGTGGCCGGGATGCAAGATGTTTCCTGGCAGACCCTACGGCGATCCACTGGTGCCGACGACCTCATCACGAGTGATCTGGTTCGTTCGTGGTATACCCAGCGTGATTACCAGATCATTAACGCGGACGAAACGTCCGGGACGATGCTAGGAGTTCGAAACGTCACCGATATCAACGCTGTCACGTACACCGACAGCACACCCAGTGTCCCCGAAATGTGGGGCCGGTTGCACGACCTGATCTCTCAGTGCGAAAGTGACGTGCCCGGACTCGGCATGACACATTGGCTCATGCACACCCGTCGGTGGCAGTGTTTTTCGTCCGGACTGTCCACTAACAACACCGTTGTCCAGCAGCCCAACACCCCGCCGCAGATCATGGGTGTCAACAACGGCGCCGGTTACGGTCCGGGTGTCCGAGGTATCCTCGCAGGCTACCCCGTGATCGTGGATGCGAACATTCCGACTACGATCTCTTCTACACAGGATGTCATTCTTGGTGTCAACACCAATGAGTGCCTTCTGTGGACCGATCCCGGTGCACCGCTGTTCCTGAGGTCCGACGAAATCGGGATGAAAACGCTGTCCTCCACTCTCGTGGTGTGGGGTTACACGGCTTTCACGGCGGGCCGGTACCCGGCCTGCCACGGAACGATTTCCGGCACCGGACTCACCACTCCGACCTTCGACCTGACGGTTACCCCCTGACCGGTAGCGGCCATGGGGTGGGGGATGTCCTCCCCATGGCCGCTACCACACTGTAGAAAGGACACGCGGATGACACGTCAGGCAGGATGCCTCACCGACAGGGACTACCTGCTACAGGGCAGTCCCACGAACACCACTTTCCGGGAGACATTCTCCCGTGAATTGATCACTTCGGATTGTGCGATTGCCGCGACCGGCGTCGCGTATTGCACGAGGATCCCCGTGGATTACGGGGACATCATCGGGAACGTCACGTTCATTACCGGTGGGACGGCGGCCGATACGCCTACCGCTGGTTACGTCGCTGTCCGAGATGCGACCGGGGCCGTAGTCGCACAGTCCGCCGATCTCTCGACAACGGCCAGAGCTGCGAATACCGCCTACACTATCCCCATGGCATCGTCGTATCTGGTCGAAACACCGGGCCTGTACTACGTCGAAATCAGTTTCACGGCGACCGCACCGCCGACCATTGCCGGTCGGGTTTTCGAAGACGCCGCACAGGCGGGGGCGGCCGGTCTGTCCCTGCCGATCCTGGCACAGTCCCACGGGTCCGCCGTGGCCGCGACTCCTCCTGCTACCATTGCCACACCGACCACCGTGGTTTCCCGAATCTGGGCAGCCATCACCGAATAAGATAGGGGCAAAAAAATGAGTAATGCTCAGGATAAGCGAGACCGGCAGGCCGCCGCGCAGGCACGCGCTTACCAGGCCGGACTCGTGCATGAGTTCGGACAGCAGTTCCGCAGAGATCATTCGAACGGCAGGCGCCGGGCGGGTGAGATCATCGAGGAATACCGGAGTGTCGGGGGAACCCCGACCTCGGAAATGCTGGCCTGGACACGGCAGGAGCAGCAGCGGAACGCTAAGGCGGCTGAGAAAAACAAGGCGTGACGTTTCCATGACCCCGGTAGCGTGACTTGGTCGGCCCCTACACAGTCACGCTACCGGACAGGCCCCACAGAAAGGCAGGTGAATCGTCGTGACAGCATCGGATCCGTACGTTCCTCTCGCTACCCTGAAATCTAAAATGGGTATTACGGAGACAACTCGGGACGCTGACATCACGGCGTCCTTGCTTGCCGCCGCAAGGGTCATTGACGAATACTGCGCCAGGACGTTCTGGCAGGACGCCACGGTGAGCGCGCGCATCTACCGGCCGTACGGACGAACCACCGTGATACCGGTCGGCCCCGAATACGTCCTATGGACCGGAGATATCTCAACTGCCACCGGGTTGATTGTCGAGGTCGGTGACGGGACGACGTGGGAAACCATAACGTCCGACGTCGATGTCCTGGACCAAGGTTCGGCACCGTACCTTGGGCTTGTGTCCCCGTCCCGATGGTCCGACCCCCGGGCTCGGGTCACGGCACGGTGGGGCTGGCCGTCCATTCCCCCACAGATCAGCGAGGCAAACCTACTCTTGGGAGCGCGGTTCTGGCGTCGGAAGGACTCCCCTGAAGGGGTCCTTGGTTCGTCCGAGTGGGGTACCATTCGCGTGTCCCGGTACGATCCGGACGTTGACCGGCTGCTCAGACCGTTCCGACGGGTTGCTTTCTAATGGATATGGGCACGGTGTGTAGCCGTCTTGCGGCCTTGGCTGCCACGATTCCGGGGATGACGGGAACCGGGTACCTCCCGGACGGCGTGACGACGCCACATTTTTTCACCGCAGAATACGACGTGACGTTCGACACTGCGCACGGTAGAGGTTGCGATAACGTCGAGTTGACGTGTCGCATTCTCGTATCGAGGGCAGACGACCTGTCAGGTCAGGCTAAGCTTCATTCTCTACTGTCAGATGGTACGTATTCCCTTAAAACGGTGCTTGAGTCCGGGCGTCGGACGGGTGCCGATGGGACGTCGCTCCCCGCTACCCCCGGGAGCGCTGGTGCTTGCGACGACTACCGGGTGACACGGTATCAAGCGATGCGTGTTTACCAACACATGGGGGCGGACTACTACGGTGCTGACCTTATTGTCACAGTGATCGGGTGACCCCATGGCGAAAATGATCCTCACAAACGTCCGCGAATTTCACGGCCAGGCTGACCTGACGGCATCTACGAACAAGGTTGAAGTAATATCTAGCGTGGAAGCTAAGGACGCTACCACCTACGGGTCAGGCGGGTGGAAAGAATTTAAGGGAGGAATTTTCTCCACCGAAATCAAGGATTCCGGATTTTTCGAGGCGGGTTTCGATTCCGCTCCGGATGACACAGTGTGGGCCGCGCTCGGATCAGCGACCCTGCCCTACACCGTAGGGCCTACCGGAGCAACAGACGGATCACTCGCCTACCTCACCCGAGCGCTCCGTAAAAAGCACAACGTGCTAGAAGGATCGACCGGTGACGTAGCGGGATGGTCCGGTGAGCTCACCGGCTCTTGGCCGACAGTCCGAGGAACCATCGCGCATCCCCCGGGTACCGCCCGCACGGCCGACGGCGACGGCACCGGAATCAACCTCGGCACGATCACAGCGGCACAGCACCTGTATGCTTGTCTTCACGTTCTGTCTGTGTCCGGGACTCTACCTGAGCTGACCGTCACGGTGGAATCCTCACCGGACGACACGTTCGCCGTGCCAACGACGATGTTGACGTTTGCGGCGGCATCGGCGCCAGGCGGTCAGGCACTCAGAGTTCCCGGATCGGCGTCGGGTGACACGTGGTGGCGCGTCACCTGGACCATCACTGGAACACTCCCGTCATTCCTTTTTTTAGCATCGTTTGGGGTGCACAACCATGGCTAAAATGGTCCTGACCGCAGAGCAGCTCACGGTCAACGCCACGGATCTTACGGCGCTCGGTGTTGTGAAATCTGCGGAACTCACGATCGACGTCGAGGAAAAAGACGTCACGAACTATGCGTCCGATGGGTGGAAAGAGGTACTCGGTGGTTTGAAGTCCGGATCTCTGAAGATCAATTTCTTTCAGGACTACGCGGCCGGTGCGATTGATTCCATCATGTGGCCGTTGTTGGGGACCGTGGTTGCGTTTCTGGTGCGTCCGACTACCGCAGTCATCGGCGCTTCGAATCCACAGTATTCGGGTAGCATTCTGATTTCCGGGTGGTCCGCCGTTGAGGGGTCTGTCGGTGATGAAGCGACGGCATCGGTGACCTATAACACGTCCGGTGAAGTCACGCGAGCGGTTGCCTAACAATGAAAGAAAAATCCTTGATAGGGATACAAGCTGTTCCTTCCAAGGATGTAAAACTAATCGTTGACGCATTGAAGCGGCACGGTGATCCGAAAGTGGTTCGCCGTGAAATCGCTAAGGAAATGCGTGCCGCGTTGAAACCGTCCGTAGCGCAAGCTAAGGCCGGGATCATGTCAATGCACAGTGGATCATCGCATGGTGGCGCGCCACTTCGATCCGCTATTGCACGGAAAACATCCGTACAGATCAGGCTCACGGCCAGAAGGACCGGTGTCACGGTACGGGTAGCTAAGACTCCGGCAATTCGTGGTTTCGCTCTGGCAGGTCGGTACACGAACCGAAAAAAGTGGAGACACCAAGTTTTCGGTTCTGACGACTGGGTAGATCAGCGTGGAAAACCAGGGTGGTTCGATGATGCAATGAGTAAAGGGAGGTCTGACCAGAATAAGGCAGTCCGTACGGCATTAGAAACAATCACCAAACGAATAGTAGGGGCCTGAAATGATTATCACTTACAAGTTGGATGATGAGCCCGAACGTGCTTGGCCGTTCGATGCGGGTAAGATGATGTCTCCGGAGTGTGAGGCTATCGAACGTGTAACGGGGGTAGATTATTTGGAGTTTCAGAAACGACTCGCGACCGGAAATGCGAAATGCCGTAGGGCATTGCTCTGGGTTTTTCTTAAGCGCGAACATCCGACGTTGCGTTTCGACGATGTGACGTTCCCGTACGGTGCTGTTGATATCGAATTCAGTGTGGAAGACCTCGGCAGGCTTGAGAAACAGGCACGTGATGTGTTGCGTGATGATGAGCTGGACGATACGTTGCGTGCTCTTGACGTGTTGAGAGAAAGTGCGTATGAGGTGGTTGAGGGAAAAGCCGTGCGCAAGCCCGCCGTGAGCGATATCTAGGGTTGTTCGCGGCGTGGTTGAACATTCGCCCATGGGAATGGGCGTTACTGTCCGTAGCTGAAGTTGACGCACTTATAGCATGGTGCGATAAGCGCAGGGAGGAGAATGATAATGGCTAACTCTCTGGCGTTCGACATTCTTGCAAGAGAGAAAGTCGGTAAAGGGATCACTTCAGCACGTATGAAGATTAGTGATGGGATGAAGTCTATTGAGGAAAAAACTGGTGCTAGTGGTGGGATGATCGGTATGGGCCTCGGTGCTGGCCTAGCTACCGGTCTTGGAACGGGTTTCGCGCAGTATCTCGACGTGTCGTCTAGCGCTACGAAACTTGAGAATCAGCTTGGTGTCGGCCCGGCTAAAGCAGCTGCAATGTCTAAGGTTTCAGCTAATCTGTTCACCAAATCATGGGGCGACAGTATGGACACGGTTAATAATGCCGTGTCTACTGTTTACCGGAATATTGGTAACACGTCTGCCGCTCAGGGTGGCCTTGAGGGTGTTACGAAAAAAGCTATAGCGTTGTCGCAGACGTTTGATCAGGACGTAGGCGGTGTTACCTCTGCCGTCGGCACGATGATGAAAACCGGTCTCGTCAAGAATGCCAATGAAGCATTCGATGTTTTAACGCGTGGTTTTCAGACTGGCGCCAATAAGGCAGATGATCTGCTAGACACAATGACAGAGTATCCCCCTCAATTTACTATGGTCGGTCTCAATGCTGCTGAAGCTATGGGACTAATGAGTCAAGGATTAGATGCTGGTGCACGAGACACAGATTTCTTAGCAGACGCGATTAAGGAACTCGTAAACACGTCTGCCGGTGAAATGAGTAAGCTTAGCTCTGACGGTAAAGTCGAACTTACTGCCTTGGGTAAGGCGTATAAAGCTGTTGGGCTTGACGGTAGCAAAGCGCAGAAAGATATTGCTAAGGGCGGTCCGGCAGCTAAGGCCGCCTTCAGTAAAATACTTGACGGTCTTCGTGAAATAAAAGATCCTCTGAAACGCAATAATGCCGCGTTTCAGATTTTCGGGACGAAATCTGAAGATCTCAGAGATACGTTATACGCGCTTGACATGAGTTCGGCGTCAAAAGAACTTGGGAATGTCGGTAATGCCGCCGATACCATGGCGAAAAAGATTGAACAGTCACCCGCTATGGCCTTGGAATCGTTTAAGCGTAAAGCACTTATGACTCTGACGGATCTATCCGGCGGACTCGTAATGTTTGGAACAGGCCATAAAACGGCTCTTCTAGGTTTCGTTGCTGTTGTCGGTGGCCTTGCCGCTGCAATTTTTACGGTGAATGCTGCAGTCCGTGTTGTGAATGCCAGTATTGCAGCATGGAACACGGTTACCGCCGTCGCTACGGTGTTGCAAAAAGGTTGGAACCTAGCGATGAAATCCAACCCAATCGGGCTGATTATTACGGCACTGTTCCTTTTAGGAACGGTCCTAGTTATTCTGTGGCAAAGGAATGAAACGTTCCGTAATATCGTGACAGCGGCATGGAACGGTATTAGAGTAGCTGTCGGTAGCGTAATTGGTTGGATCGGTAGTTTCTTTACTTCGACATGGAACAAACTTGGTCGGTCTATGACGTCCTTGCGTGATGCTGGTTCGTCAGCATGGCGTTTTCTGCGATCTGTGGCAAGTAGTAGTATCAACGGGATCATGTCCAAGGTGAACGGATTGAAAAACAGCTCTAAAAGTTTGTGGAATTTTATTTCCGGTCCACTGTCGTCCGTATGGGATAAAGTAAGATCTAATGCAATTTCAGCTTTCAATAAAATCATTAGTTTTATTGATTCTGCAACGCGTCGTATTTCTGACGCATGGAACAGCACAGTCGGTCGGATCCATCTTCCCGGCGGTGTAGCGTCTATGCTGTCGATTCCCGGCCTAGCGAATGGTGGTACCATCGTGAACCCGGGGGTTACCCTAGTCGGTGAGCGCGGCCCCGAGCTGCTCATGCTCCCAACAGGTGCTTCCGTGACGCCGCTGACAGGGGCTTCACGGTCGGCATCAGGGGGACAGGGAATTGGGGGATCTGTGACCCTGGTGATTAAGGGAGACGATTCGGATACTGGCCGTTTCATCGCTGGCCTACTGCGGAAGACAGTGCGCACGGAGTACCGTGGTAATGTCCAGATGGCTCTAGGTCGGTAACTGGCTGTTGGGCCGGCTATCTACGGAGAGTGATATTTTTCATGGTTTTCCCTGTAACGCCACTGCCGCTACGGTGTGAACTAGACCTTGACGGATGGGTTGCGGCAACTGTCCGTGAGGAATCTTCAGTGACCCTGTCGAGGGGATCCGAAGATGGGGTACTGGCAGTAAAACCGTCGCAGTGCTCATTGACGTTGGATGATACGGCGGGTGATCTTTCACCTAGGAATCCGCTCGGTGCTTACTACGGTGTTATCGGACGTAATACTCCGATCCGTGTCGGAATTGAACGCGACACGTCGTATCTCCTGCTAGATGGCTATGCCTCTACGATAACGACACCGGATCATGCATCGCTTGAATTGCCAAGTTTTTATTTCGAACTAGATTTCGAATCCGATGATGTGGCAGGCCCAGTAATTCTTGCCCATAAGTGGGATAGTGACACGAACAATCGGACGTGGAAACTCGTAATGACGTCAGGTTCGCTCGTGTTGTTCATTTCAACGAACGGTGCCAATGAATACTATTTTCAGTCTACCGAAAGACTTAGAGCGATGCCGGGTGGCAGAGCAATTATCCTCTGCCAATACGAATCAACCACAGGAACAGCCCGTTTTTATTCTAAACAAACCGAGTCCGGATCGTGGGTGCAGCTAGGCAGTGGATTGACCTACGGCACAACAATGACGCCATACAACGGCGCCGCTCCCATGGTGATCGGACAGAAAACACCGGAAGGTGAAGAATCAACAGGTAGTTTCGTGCAAGTTGCCTTAAAGATTAATAGTGCGTGTCTCTATGACACAACACCTACAATACAAGCCTGGCCCGTCATGGCCGCTGTTCCGGCCGGAGCAACATCATTCGTTGATTCAACCGGAAAAACTTGGACCCTGACCGGTAATGCTGAAATCACCGATGTTGATTGGGAATTCGTCGGTGAAGTCCCATCGTGGCCACGTTCTGTCGATTTTTCGGGCAAGGACGCGACAGTGTCGGTGAATGCTGCCGGTATTCTTCGACGGATTCAATCGGCCAAGGACCATGTGGCATCTGCGCTACGGCGCGCAGCAACGGTTACCGCCGATGATGCCTCGGTTCTGGCGTATTGGCCGTGCGAGGATGGTTCGCTCAGTGAGCGCCTTACTGCGGTCAAGGGCATACCTGCTACGTACAGTGGCGCACCAGGATTCGAACAGTGTACGTCGTTCGCGTGTTCTGACCCATTGCCGACATGGGCTAGTTCGACGTTTTCTGGTATTGTGCCATTTTATACTGCTAGTGGCCTGATTACGGTTAGAGCATTGTTAGATATTCCGTCCGGCGGTGTTACTTCCGGATCGTCATTGTTGACATTGCATTTAACGGGTGGAATTTCTGCTATCCGGGCGTGGTATAGCTCGGGTGGCAATTTGGCGTTGACGGCGTATGATCTTGACGGCTCTATTTTAGCGTCATCTACCATCACAGCGTTCGATATTGACGATTCACGTTTTCAGATCGGTTTGTCGATCGATAGCATGACAACTCCAGGCACAGCTATTTGCACATTATCTGTTTACAAGGTCGGTGATAGTGGCGGTACGTATACAACGCACAATTTCACGGGATATGTTTACAGAGTGACCTCGGTTGAAATCAATCGAGGAAAGTATATTAATCAGGCCATGGGTGGGGGACATGTCATTGTCCGGAAGGACAATCCTACAATTTTTGATTTGATCACTGCCGTTAATGCTCATAACGACGAACAGACATCATACAGATTTCAACGACTCTGCTATGAAAATAATGTTCCTTACCGTAATGTCTCTCAAGGGTATGCGGATGCGATAAGATCTGGCGAACAGAAAACCGATTCGCTCATATCGTTGTTGGAAGATGCCGCTAATTCCGATGGTGCTATTCTTTCCGATGATGATTTTCCACGTCTCGGATTGAAATTTCGTCAACGGTCAACATTGTGGTCGCAAGTTCCTGCGGTTACCATCGATTATGCTACAGACGCGTTGTCTGATATAAAGCCGGTCGATGATGACATGCTCACGGCGAATGACGTTACGGTGACCCGTAGGGATTCAGCGTCTTATCGTTCCGTGAAGGAAACGGGCAGCATGTCCGTAAAAGACTTTCCGGAAGGAATCGGCCGTTACGATCCCGGAAGCATAGAATTGTCATTGTCTGAGGATGTAATGGCACAATGGCATTCTGAGTGGATGTTGCATATTGGAACGCGGGATGAACCGCGTTATCCAACGATTGGCATCATTGGGGAAATGCTTTCAACAGCACAATTAACGGCTATGACTAAACTAAGGGTCGGTGACCTTATTGTCATAAAGAATATTCCCAATGTGTACGGTGACGTAAAGTTGCTGGTTAATGGAATAAATCAAACGCTAAACCAGTTTGGGCGTAGATGGGTCCTCAATACGTCGCCCGGTAGTCCTTATAATGTCGCACGTTATGGTATAACCCGATATGACACGATATCGAGTACTCTTGGTTCTCCCGTCACGGCGTCCGCTACATCGCTGTCCGTCGTGGAATCGGGTACACTATGGACCACTACCCCAGCACGGTTCCCCCTCGATATCAGAGTGGGACCCGAGGTCATGACCGTCACCGCTATTGCTGGTGCGACGTCACCGCAGACGTTCACCGTCACAAGAGGAACGAACGGCCTGGCAGTGGCACATGACGTAGGTGCCACCGTGCAACTGGCGGAGACATCATTCTACGGATTCTAGGGAGGAGGAAGACAATGGAAGGATTCTATCCGGGAGCAACACGATTCTTGGTTCCTTGGAACTATCAGCGGAAGAACGGCGTTGATCGAGTTCCGTTGTTCATTAAGAAACCCAAAAGTTGGGTGTTGCATGTTGCTGAGACGGACGGGCCCCTACGTTGGTTCAGAGACCTTAAAACGAATCTTAGATTTTCCCATCTTTGGTTTGGTAAAGATGGTGAAATCGAACAGTATGGTGATCTGCGCCGTATTTCGTGGGCACAGGAGAATGGTAATAAATGGGGGTGGTCCTGTGAGACTGCGGGGTACGCCGATGAACCGCTCACCGATCTTCAATTGACCGCACTTGCCCGCTGGCACGTGTGGTGCGGAGCGGATGATACCGTAACCGATTCCGTGACCGGTCACGGAATCGGCACCCACTCCATGGGTGGTGCTGCGTGGGGTGGGCACGCCTGCCCGGGGGTGATCCGGGCGGGACAGCGTAAGGAGATAATCCGTAGGGCAGTCGCTCTGCGGGCAGGAACCGATCCGGAAGAGGATGAAATGAAGACAACCGATCCGATCAAATTGTCAAACGGTACCACGACAACCGTTGAAAGGATTCTTGGTGGGATGTACTTGGCGGACCTAGCCATCCGTAACCAGACAGACGAATTGGAATCGTGGTTGCGTGCCAATACGGGGCATATCATTGAACAGAACAGACTAATGACAGCTCAGAATGAATTGTTGTTGAAATTGTGTGCTGAATTGAAAAGGCGTGATAATGGGTTCTGTGGATGAGAGTATCCTTGGTCGGCTTGACCGGCTTGAAGATGCCCTCATGGCCGAAATCCGGCGCACGTCGGATGATCTGTCCGATCGTGTAAACCAACACGAACAACGCCTTGATAAGTACGAAAAAATGCTATACGGCATTGTAGCGTGTATCATTGGGCTTGCCGGAATGTCGGAGCAATCAACGAAGTTGCTTACGGCACTGGTTGGAATCGGGTAAGTTCGACGTTCATGGTCCCCTTACTGCGACGTAGGGGGACCAAATGTTTTAGGCACGCTCATAGTTAAATGATGCGTTTACGATACTGCCGCTGGACCATGTCGCAGGAGTTGTCGCAGTAATACCAACGATAGCTTCACTACCGGGCGAAACACGCACTAAAAGAGCCGACAATCCTGACATGAGGATATGGCCAAGGTATCTTGTGCCACCAATCGTATAAACAGCCGAATCTACGAACCGTTGATCCGCAGCTGCGGAAAACGGTAACGAAAAATACGGATTCGACGCCATTACGCCGCCCGTCCCGAGAATAATATACATGATCACGTGCACGTCATGGTTTCCACGATCGTGATACCGTCCGGTAATCATCCCGCCCGTTCCGAGTGTGATACCGGACGTCGTCGGTGTATACGGGGTGTATGGTTTATCGGTCAAGGCATCGAAGTCAGCTGACAGGACGGGATCTCCCACAAGGACCATGGCACCAGTGTACAACGAAAGGGACCCCCTGCCCGTATTCCGGCAGGGGGTCCCTCAACGGTCAGACAGCGGCGTAACTGTCCTGACTCCAGGGATCATCGTTTCCACTGGCGTCGGCCGTAGCCTCGGGCTCGGACGTAGTCTCGGGCTCGGACGGCTTCCGCCTACGGGTGCCCTTACTGGCCCGGTACTGGGTCAACATCGTGTCCACATCCACCGTGGCGCCGGTCACGGCGGCAACCTGCTTGATTTCCTCGGTACGGCGCTCCGTGACGACCCCTGCCATCGCTTCAGCGATGGCAAGTTTCTCACGGAGCGCCGTGACCCTGTCCTGCGCATCGGCAATGTCACGGATAAGACGGGTGTAGGGGTTTCCTCTGGCCATGGTGCGTCCTTTCGGTATGTGTTTCGTTGATTGTAGCAGATCAGAATGGAACGGGTCCGGGGGATTGCGTGGGGGCGGGAGCGTTCTCCGCACGTGCACGCTCATACTCCCGGAAATCTTTAAGAGCACCGAGTACGGCAGTGTTGTAACCGGGATCGGCCAAGAGCCGCGATGCGGCGGCGTGTCCGGCGGGCGGCGCGGGAGCCATCTCGTACGCCTTACCCGCCTTGTTGAAGATTCCAACAACGGCGGCTCCTCCCGCCGATTTCAGTCCGGAGATGACTCGGAACCACGGAATGTAATACACCACGGGGAGGTTAGTGGTGTACGCTTCGGCGAGTTCCGTCATTTCGCCGTCCGCATCGATGTGGTGAGTGATGGGGTTGCCATTCAACATGGTAACGACGGCGACTGCAATTTCTTTTTGTTTTCCCGGATTGAAGGGGTCAGACTCCGTGCGGAACTCGACAGGGAGGAGGAGGAGGCATCGTCCTCGCATGTTCTGAATGCGAGGATATTTTTTCTCACTCTTGTATACTGGCGCGTCCACTGCGCCGGTTGGCATGACGAATCCCTGGACCTGCTCAGGGGAGGCGAATCCGCCCATGGGGGAGGCGACGGAAACCGCCCCAGCTGGTGCGGGGTTGGTAGTCTGACCGTGCCATGGGTTGCGTGGTTCGACTGGTGCCTGGCCGGTTGCTGGTGCCTGACCGGCCGCCGGTCCAGGGGCCTGCCAAGGATCCACGGTCGATTCAGGGGCCTGTCGCAGGGGATTTTCAGAATTGAATGCTTGAGCGAATTCGTACCACTCTGCCATCTTGACCTCTCTCGATCGGTTTCTCCGAGAATACTACATCCGTGTTGGGAAGTCGAACAGGGCACCGAGTTTACGGGCGCCGGTCGCGGTGCTTCCACGGTGCGCGGTACAGGCAAGCGCGAGCAACGCGGGAGACAGCTTGATAACGTACGGCACACGGGAATTATGTGTGTTGAAAATCAGTCCGTATCCGGTGTGTAGGTCAGGGTGTATCGGTGTGTACCGTTCCGCCGGATCCGCCTTAGGGTCGTGGGTGTACCTGTCCCCATGAGCATACGCCGTGAGCTGCACACACCACGGTATCGGCTTCACGTGTTTCCCTGTTTTAATGTCTCCGACCAGGACACGGCCGGAGACGTCTTCACCGTCGAAGACGGTACCGGACGGGAGCCGGTACAGTCCATCGATTGAACCGGCGACACGGTATTGCCGGTTCGCAACGAAAATTTCCGTCTGCGGTAATTGGTGAATGCCGCATTGTTGCAACATTTCCGTATAGGTATCAACTGAATTAGATACCATGAGGTCTATATGAGGGTCCACTGTATTCGGTTTTTTACCGGCTGCTACGCGCTCCGGCGTGGCATATCCATGTACGGTGGATCCGTACCGTGCGGCATCGTTCGCACCGCCACGGTCCTTAGCCGTCTCGATAATCTTGTCAAGGTCTCCGATTTCCTCTGGATACAGGCTCGCAATGTACCGGCAGGAGTCCGGCATCTCTGCCAGACCGCGCGCTAGCAGCCGTTCGCTCCACTTCATGAGCCCCTTAGCCGATCCTCCAAGGGTGCCCGCAACCGTGCTGGCACGGGTGAACGGTACAGGGAGCCATTGGCCGTCTTCCTCCTGAAGAGGAAGGACCGGACGTCCGTACCGGTCCCGGGGGATGCCGTCGGACGTCTCGGGATCCGGGGCCGACACGATCCGTGTCGGCATCATCCACTCGGGCATGAAAACACCTCTCAGAACAGGACGTCGAAAACCGCGCTAGCTTTCACGCGGTTGATTGCGTCTGTCAGTGTACCGGACGTCATCGTACTAGCGCTAGTGATACCCATTCGATGCGCGAACGCAATTTGTCTATCCGATGGCGTTTTCCGGCGCCACGGACGACCAGTCTCCGCAAGGAACCTCGAATCCGTGCTAAGGATCTTATCTTCGATCCGCAGGATTGCAGTCTCTAGGTTGACTGATTCGCAGAAACGTTCCGGCAATTCACCGTTCGGTCCCCAAATAGACTGTTGGGAGAACGTTGCACCGGCCGAAAAAGTTCCGTCACCATTTGGGAAGATGAATAGGAAATTATTCTTGGTAGCAACGAAATTTATGCCTTTATTCGTTTTCTGCCAAGCGATCGCACGTCCGGACATGATGTCTACACCGGTCATCCCGGCCTGTCCGAGGTCAACTGGGTCAACGCCGTCACCGGTACCGGTACCGGGCTCACCGCGCATGATCTCGATACCCTCAGCCGTCTTGCGCGGTTCGGGGATCACGGCGGCAAGATTCAGGGTCTTCCCCTGAGAGGCACCCGCCATGTCCAGCACGAGGGCACTGGTTTTCCCCGGGTACGGGCGGAGCACGCGCCCGACCATCTGAACGTACAGGGATTCACTTTTTGTCGGTCTGGCGATTACGGCTACCTCGGCACGAGGTGAGTCGAATCCTTCCGTGAGGACCATGCACGAGCACAAGATGGTAATCTTACCGTCGGCGAAATCTTTATAGATTTTCCTGCGCTCAATCTTGGGGGTTGACCCCGTAATAGTTGCCGCCGTAATACCGGCATTGTTAAAGCCATCTGTGAACGCTTCAGTCATTTCAACTGAAGGCGCGAACAGAATTGTCGATTTCCTGTTCGCCTCATCTTGCCAGACGCGAACCGTTGTCTCAACAGCATGCGATTCACGCATAGCTTTAGAGATCGCACGATCCGTGTAGTCCGCACGATTAGTTTCCGGAATTTCAAGGTCCGCAACGTTAATCATGCGCCCGATCGGGCGCACCAAATGACCTTCACTAATCATCCAACTAATATTTTTAGAATAGACGATTTCGTCCCACACACCATTGAGGTCACGCTTATCGGCACGGCTCATGGTGGCCGTGAAACCGACACGGTTGCAGTCCCAATGGGAAAGTACCTCGAAATACTTATCCGAGGCATAGTGGTGGCACTCATCTGTGATGATAGCGTCGATCCGTCCGAGACGGATCCGGCGCAGTGGATGCACTAGGGTCTGAGCGGACGCCACGATACAGGGCATCGTAGCGTCGTCGCGGTTGGCCTTGACAACTCCGAGGTGATGCATGGGGATGCCGCTATCGGCGAGTTTCCGAACCGTCTGATCAATGAGCTCGTCACGGTGTGCGATGACTAGCACTCGCTTGTGCTCACGGTGAAGCCGCTCGGTTAGGGCAGAGAAAATGACCGTCTTGCCGCTCCCCGTGGGGAGAACTACGGCCGGGGCGGTAACACCACGGTCCCACGCGGACGTGATAGCGTCGATCGCCTCGGTTTGGTAGTCCCTGAGTTCCATGATGACATCCTACCACAAGCTGTTGACACGATGCACTTGCATGCTCCGTGGCGCTGTTGCTACCGTCTTCACCATGATGAAAAACACGCCCACATCGGCAACGGAAATCGATTCCTTTTTTCAGGGAATCTTCGCATGGTGTGACACTACCGGGCCACTCTTGGTGGCGTTCCTGTTCGGATTCTTCGTTGGACAGGAATTCGGCAGTTCAATCATGATGCTGTTGTTCAAACAGCGAGCACAGACAATCAGTCGGATCGGGTCGGTTGTGATCTGTGGCGCCATGGTGTACGCCTTGATCACCATTGCGCAGGGCATCTGACCTAACGAAGGATCCCCCTACCGGGAACATCCGGTAGGGGGATCCTCTACGTCAGGCGAGTGCGTCATTTACCGCTTTTTCGAATCGGCTCGCCATGAGCCGACCCAACTTGTGTTGCACAATAACTTGTGCAACCGCATTACCGGGCGTTCTCCCGGCTGAGAATTCAGACGTTCTGACAAATCTGGTGCGACTCGCTATTGTTATGAACACGATACATGCCTCGTGTTTCTTCCCACGGTGGCGCACGACACATTTGCCGTACAAACCAGTACCAAGGAACTTAATGGTGAAAATTGTAGCACCATTCAGTGTTTCGACGTCTTCGACAACAGCCCTTTCAGGGGTGTACGGAGTTGGCATTGATTCGAATTCACGAACCGGAGTTTCGAAGAATTTTTCGAGTTCGGCCGGGATGGGGGGACAGAACATTGTTTTTTCCTTCCGTTTGGCTGGCGGTGTATACACTACCACCACCTGTATTCACTGTCAACAACAAGGGAGCGGTGAGTGATGTGATCACCATCGTGAAAACACACCGTGCACGAGCCCTAGGGGTAGATCGACCTGACCTCTACGGGCAGATCGTTCTGATTAGTCCGAGATAAAACCAAGGCCGTAGTGATTGCGCCCTTATCCTTGGAATCGTATTCACTTGCTAAGAATTCTGCCAACGATTCGATTCCGTTGACTTCCCATACTCTAGAATTATTTTCACCATTTTCGAATACCCAGCTATCAAATGTTTTATTGACAATTTGGGCTAGGCTGTTTTCCTCTACTCTCCACTTGCCATTTGTCAAACGGCAAACAGTGAGTTCGGCATCATATCCGTATCCACTCTCTATGTCAACAGTAGTAATGCAAATGTTGAATGGCATGATACCTCGGCTATTGCTGACACGAATCTTCGTTCCGAACTCATAAATAGTACCGGCCTCTTGCATCATTTCTTTTTCCTTTCGTTCGGTTGGCAGTGCGTACACTACACCATCTCTGTATTTACTATCAACTAAAGATGTGATGCTGTTCGGACACTACAGGGCCCCGGACCGGTAACCGGTCCGGGGTCCTGTGCGCCTACGTCAGAACCCGAGTTCCCGCAAGTGAATCCGGAACTCGGTTATCAGGATTGCGGGAAGGACCTGCGGGTCCCGCCCGTGTTCCCACACGGTGTGCTCAGGTCCTGTGAACTTCCCACAGGAACAGGTGACACAATACGTGGTCCCACCCGTCCCGGAGTACTGTACGTACTGCGGGGCGTGCCCCTGGTGCGGGTGCAACCATTCCTCTGAGGCTGTTTTCCAAAACCCTTCCGGCATTTTCGCCGGACGTTCCACGGCGCTCATCCGGAAGTCGATTTTCCTGTGTTTGCTCATGGTTGACATCCTACACCCATCATGTTGTCTGTGACAACTACAGGTGGCGAAAAACCCCCTGACCTGCCTACACTACTGGCATGGATCTTGACGACCTGACCGAACACCTACACACCTACGTGAAAATGGGAGATTGGGACGGCGCAACACGTCTCGTATCACGACGGATCGAAAAAAGCCGTACTGCCGATGAACGGTGGGGCATCGGAACAGCCATCATGCGCGCTATGAATCCGAATCGGCACTACACCTCGGAGCGACCTATCATCACCCGGCACTCAGCCGATAACTCATCATGGTCGAAAGTCACGGACGCCATGACAAGGGCGTACCGGAAACACGATTGCCACCGTGTCCCCACCGCTGTTGTCACCGGCCTATGTCACGTCGCCAGCTACCTACGCGACCCGAAAACGCGATGGTCGAAAAATACGGCCATTAATGCGACGAACGCCGTGCATGACTGGCTCGCTCATGGGTAAATGTCAGAAAATCCGCTACCGAACCGCCAAGGACGCCGAACGCGCCTTGAGAACGGCCCGGCGCGCGGCTGACGCCGGAATACGGCGTCGGCTTGAGTGCCGGACCTACTGGTGCCAATACTGCAGTGGGTGGCACCTGACGTCCCACCCCCCGGACCCCGGACAGCCCCTCCTCCCCGGAGAGGTCTACCTGACCGACGACACCTGACAAACCAACTGAGAGGGCATCTCCTGTGACGGGGATGCCCTCTCAGGGTGTCAGGCGACGGACCGGCGTAGCTCCGTTGTGATCCGCCCGGCGGATGCCGGACTGGCCGACTGACCCGTACGGTTCAGATGCTCGCACCGCTCCCGCACCGTGAGATCCAACCACTCAGCCGGAGACAGGCCCATCCGGACCAACTTGTCTGTGACCCAGCCGGGGACGTCCGGCAGGGAATCGGCCAGAGACAGCAGGGGGAGCGCGCCCTGCTCATGGTCCGGACCGTCAATGTCGGTCCGGACCATGGTGATGGGCCATGTTCGGGGGGCGGGTCGGGGGCGGGACATGGGAGCGCTCACCGTGACGTCCTGCGCCGCCAAGAGTGCTCGGAGCGCTTGAGGGACCCTCTCACGATCCACGAGAGGGGCAACACGGTCAACGGGGAAGACCCCGAGGTCTACGGCCCGCACGAGGGCGCTGGTGGCCGTACGGGACGGGACCCGGCGCCCGGCAGCCAGGCGGGCGATCTGCACCCTCGCAGCCCTTAGAGCGTCCTCACGGGCACGCTCATGAGCGGACAGCGCGAGATGGTGCCAGGCGGACAACTCGGATACTAGGGCTAGCAGGAGCGGTGGCAGGGTGTGCAGAGCGGCGGACAGGGCACCGTGCTCGGTACCGCCCACGGCCGGAGCGTGATACGCCCCGAGCGCGTTCGTGATCACGGATGCCGCCACGCACCCATGTCCGGCTACCCTCACGGGGAGCGTCGGTCGCCCGGTGGCTGAAGTGGTGAGAGCAGCCCATCCCGTGAAGGCCAGCGCGAGGGCATCGACCAGCCCTGCCATGAGCGGCGCTTGCACGCCGAAATACGGTCTCAGCCCGTGGGATAGGCTCATGAACGATGTCATGAGGGCAAGGGCACCGACTGCCCACGACAGGGTGATAAAAGTTCTGACGGTGAGGATGTTTTTCATGGGGGTGAGACTAACCCCCATGAGTAGATGATGTCCACTCACGGGGGTTAGTTGAATACTAAAAAATTGATCCTTGCACTAAACAATGTCCGGACAGAGTAAGCCCCCTACCAGAAACATCCTGGTAAGGGGCCACTCATGAGCGCTCAGGGACTCACCGACCGCTCAGGGGTCACCGTCACCGTGACCGTAGCCGTGGGATCCGTGTCCCACGGAGCGGACTCACCCGGCAGGATGAAACTGTAGATCACGGCGACAATCGCCACCGCGAGGGCGAGTGCCTGGCCGATGGTGCGGCGGGTCTCAATCGACGGATTGTTCATCTCAGAACCTCTCAATCGGTACTGGTGGTGTGGGGCAGGATCGGTGGGGGATTAGACGGATCCACCGGAATCGGAGTCGGTGTGATCGGTTTGTCCGGGGGAGGATCCGGGATCGACTCCTGCGGTGGCGGAGTAGGCGTCAGACCTTCGATGAATGTAATCAACCACTCAGCGGATACCTGACGCTCAGCGGGCGATGGTGTAAGCATTATCGCGTCCGCCACCGCGAGCACGCACGAGTAGCGCAACATGACGGTCGGAGACACGTCGTCGGCACTCACGTAGGGCTCTAGGATCTCTCTGACCATCATCCCGGGGGACACGTCCGGTACGGGTGTCTCTGCCATGAGGACATCCTAGCGACAAAAAAGGTCCGGCACCGTGGAGGAAGACGGGGAAAATCTCCACGGTGCCGGACGCCGCCAGTAAGTCAGTCAGACCTTACCACGGTTTCGAAGGTTCATTAACATCACTTTTTCGGCAGGATATCTAGCTTGTATCGTCCTACCGACCTTGACATACTTGCATGCTCGGATGCCCCACCTGGACAGGGTTTTTCGGGCCGATCCGGGAGTAGATAGGCCAAGATATTCGGCAACCTGTTGTGCCGTCAACTCTTCACTAAGGATATCGGCGACATCATGTTGTATGATGATGGCGTCCACGTCCACACTGTCGATGGCTTCACGAATCTTATCGTGAATGTTTTCGGTATAATACCGGTCATCGGCCGGGCCGATCAGCTCGGATCCTGCCAGGACAATATCGTCCGGCAGGGCGGCGGACAGGGCATCGGTGTAGTCCGACACCATGTCGTCATACGCTCCGGACAGAACACACAATTCGGAGAATTGTGTGTCTCCGGAGAGATACGACGTGATCACGTCGGACGGGGCGGAAACCCCGGCGTAGCGGTAGAAAACACCGTACACGGTGGTGCGGGTCATGCTGACGCTCCCAGCTCGGTGGGCCGTTCTGTTGACACCCACCACTATGCCTCACCTGAGACAGTGTGTCCAGTCCAGGGGGAAGAGCCGGCTACCGGGCCGGCTACCGGGCCGGCTACCGGGCCGGCTACGTGGAACCTCGCCGGCTACGTGGAACCTCGCAGGTCAGGGGCACAATTCACTCTACGCTTACAGACAACTACGTGTTTGCGCGTAAGCGTACGGTAATCAGCTTCCCGGATCCTACGTGGAACCTCGCAGGTCAGGGGCACAATTCACTCTACGCTTACAGACAACTACGTGTTTGCGCGTAAGCGTACGGTAATCAGCTTTCCGGATCCTACGTGGAACCTCGCAGGTCAGGGGCACTTTCGTAGTGGAACCGCCCCCGCCCGGCCGATCGATGCCCCAGCTCACCGCCCACAGAACGAAAAAACTCACTATCAGTGTGTGGAACCGACCGGAACGTAATCAGCGCAGGTCACGGCAAAACGGGTCACCGCGGGAACATCTCACTGTGAGTAACGGCCATGGTGGGCAGGGCGCGTTGCCGCAGGTCACCGAGGTCATCATGATGTCGGTTCCACACACTGATAGTAATCAGCGCAGGTCAGAGGAAAAAGTTCCATGTGACCATCGTCAACTGCTAGAAGTGGAACCCGATGTGGAACCGTGCTCTGACCTGCGGTTATACCCCCAAAATCAAGATCAAGTTCCATGTTTCTAGATAGATGTTCACTCATTACGCGTATAGGGGGAAAATTTGTTGGCAGTAGCGTGATGGTTACGCTACTTTCTGTTATTACCACAGGTCAGGACTGTTGACTACGTACAGTAGGGTAACCGTTACGCTACTGCTAAAAAATGTTTTTCCTATAGGGGAAGTAAGTGAGAACCGAGTTCATGGAACTTGATCTTGGTTTTGGGGGTATAACCGCAGGTCAGAGCACGGTTCCACATCCCCAATCGGGATCATCCCTATCTGGAACCTCGCAGGTCAGGGCGTTGCAGATGTGGAACCCATGTGGAACCCATGTGGAACCTCGCAGGTCAGGGGCATATCCGCAGGTCAGAGACGCGACAGGATCGGGGCCGGTCCCCCCATGGCCGTCCGCCGCCCGCCCGGTAGTGCTACAGTGAGGATCACGAGCTAGACGGGGCTGATCACCCCGGACGACGCTCACCGCGCCGGGGCAGGTTCGGACTGATCCCCGCACACCCCGGACAGCGGCTACGTCCCCCCCCGTTTTTCCTGTCGGATGCCGGGGGGGACTCATTTTCTCCGACAGGATGAGACAGGAGCCGGACCTTATGACGACCCGCCCGATAGCCGTAGACGTCGCTCTGTACCTCGCAGACCTCGGCTACCGGGTCTTCCCCGTCACAATCCAATACCGTGATGACGGGCGGAAAAACACGCATTTTCACGTTTCGTGGGAGCGTGCCGCCCTCGTGCCGACCACCCCCGGGATGATCCGCACCTGGTGGCGGCAACACCCCGGAGCGTGGCCTGCCATCGCCTGTGGGCCGTCCGGGATCGTCGTCCTGGACTGTGACCGCCACGGCGGCCCCGATGGTGTGGCGGAGTACCTCACGGCGGCGGGCGGCGAGATCCCGGCCTACACGCTCCCCACCACCACCCGGGGCGAGCACCACTTTTTCACGGCCGACCCTGACCGGCCCATCCGTCCGGCTCAGGGAGACACGTCGGTCCTCCCTGGAGTGGACGTCCGGGGAGTCGGCGGATGCATCTTCCTCCACCCGTGCGCGTGGCCCGCCGCGCTCACGCTCCCGGCCCCGGATGACCTAGACCCGGCCCCGTACTGGGTGCATGAGTGGCACAGTGAGCGTGAGCGTGCCCGTGAGCGAGTCCAGGCCCCCGTGACCGCCGCTCCCGATCGTGAGCGGGTCTTCACCCGGGATCAGGCCGCCGCGTACCTCGCGCGCCACGCCCGCGCACCCCTGGCTGAATGCGGACAGGGCACGATTAACGCGACCCTCAACGCGGCCGCCGTGGTTGCGGGGCATTTCGTGCCCGGCTACTGGTCGGCGTCCGACGCTACCGAGTGTCTGATTGCTGCGCAGCGGGACGCCTGGTTGCGCCACGGTGGTGCGGATGATGGTGACTACTCCGCCGCGCACGCGACCATCGCCAGCGGCCTACGCCACGGCGCGGCTGAGCCGTACACGATCCGTGAGGCACCCGCCGTGACCACGGTGCCCGTCCCGACCGGTATCCGGTCCGCCCTGGACACCGGACAGGACGATCCGGAGAGCACCAGCACCGACCTGACAGATTCGCTCACGGCTATTGGTGAGGCCCTGTCCGCCGACGGTGTTACCGGGGCCGTCCGGGCCGTGAGGGAGGCCGTGACCACTCACTGGGCAGGCGCGGATCTCGCAGAGCGTGCCGGGTTCACGGACACCGTGGTTACGGTCCTGCGGATCCTCGGACGCCGTGAACTATCTCGGCTGATCAAACAGGTCGAGGCGGACATTCGGTCGGCTGAGGCGGACGCTGAGCGTACCCGTGCTGAGGCTGAGGGCAGGTGCTTTCCGTCGCCTCGTGAGCCCTTGAGGGTCGCACGTGAGCTGGTTTCTGCGCTCCCTGTTGCGGATGGTGTTCCGTCTCTTATCCGGTGGCGTGGCGATTGGTACACGTACCGGCCTGACCTCGGACGGTGGGGCATCACGAGTGCCGAGGATTTCCGGTCCTCCCTCTACCGACGTCTTGAGTATTCGGTCTATGAAACAGAGGACAGAAAGTCGGGTGAGCGTAAGATGCTCCCGTGGAATCCGACGCGAAAAACGGTCGCCGACCTGTCCGAGGCCCTGGCGTCGTGTGTTTCACGATCGTCCGCAATCGAGGCGGACCGCATAATCGCATGCCGTAATGGAGTCGTCGATCTAGGCACGCGGGAACTCCTCCCACACACGCCACGGAATTTCAACACGTCGTCCCTGCCGTACGGGTATGACCCGGGGGCGGACTGCCCGCGTTGGATCGAATTCTTGAATCAGACATTCGGCGGGCAGGGAGAAACGTTCCTGGCCGAATCTCTGCGAGAGACGCAACAATGGTTCGGGTACGTCATATCCGGGCGTACTGATCAGCAAAAAATTATGCTCATGCTGGGGCCACCCCGGACCGGTAAGGGCACTCTCCTGCGAGTGCTCACCGCACTTATCGGGCGTGAGAACGTCACGTCACCGACCCTGTCCGGTTTGCTGGGGACATTCGGTGAACAGTCCCTCATTGGCCGGACACTGGGGATATTCTCTGACGTCAAATGGTCATTGAGAGACGTCGGTGTCGGGATCGAAAAACTTAAGGCGATTTCGGGTGAGGATACTCGGACAGTCGCCCGGAAGAATCGTGAGGCATGGGAAGGAACCTTGCCGACCCGTTTCATGATGGTCAGCAATGATGAACCGTCGTTCATCGATGATTCGGGCGCGATGGTCTCCCGGTTTCTTGTGCTTCGGTTCAATCGTCAGGTCCTCGGACGGGAAGACCCTGGACTCACCGACGCACTACTGTCGGAACTTCCGGGGATTCTGAATTGGGCCTTAGACGGTCTGGCGGATCTTGAGTCGGAAGGTCGATTTTACGATCCGGCCTACATGGCGAGTGAGCGTCAGGACCTAAGAGCCAGTACATCGATCATCGGCGAATTCTTGGATGAGCGAGTGAGCGCGGGTCCGGCGCCGGACGTCCGGATCCGGGTTGATCAGGTGTACGAAGCGTATCGGGCGTGGTCCGAGGCGGCGGGTGTCCGGCAGCCGCTCACGCGCCGCCGGTTCCTGGCCGATGTCCGAACGGCCCGCCCGGACGTCCGTAAGATCCGGGCGAAAGTCGATGGTGAGCTGTGCTACGTGTTGTGTGGTCTGGCGGAGTTGTATCCGGGTGCTCTGACAGTACGGCGGTTCGGTGTGTGAGTTGATAGTGAACACCTGTAGGGGGTAGTGTTCGCACCATGAACAACAAAACGACGGAAGCGCAGAAACTCGCCCCGATTTGTCAAAAACTGGGGAGCAACCTTATTGGTGGTGACATCATCGTTCATCCAAACGGTGGGGTATTGTTCGAAGTTTTCGGGAAAATCGAATGGTTAACTCGTCCCGGCGTGTGTTCGTACTACAGTTGTCGATTGCTCGGGTCTTGGGAACAGGGTCCGATGATGGAAAAAACCACTTTTATGAATCTGAATGACACCGACGTGTGTCAGGTGTACCGGCGGACGTGCGATTGACCCGATTGACCATTGAACGGATGCCCCCTCGACTTTCGGGTCGGGGGGGTTTTTCGTGTTTCCGCAGGTCAAGGCGTTGCTCCTGGTGTGACACGCCGTAGGTAGACAGTGTGCACAGGATGCTGGTAGTGTGCACACCATGAACAACACAGAGGAAACGACAGAAGCGCAGAAGCTCGCTCCCTACGCAAGGGACATCGTTTCGACTTGCCGCAAGAGAGGGAGCGATCTTATCGACGGTGACATCATCGTCCTGCCTAGCGGCGGGGCATTGTTCGAAATTTCCTGCCAGATTGGATGGCTAACCCGTCCCGGTGAATGTTCGTACTACGATGGTTGGTCACTTGACAAGTCCGGGTCTCGGGAACGGGATTCTAATCTGGCTCGGGACATTGTCTACCTGCGCGACACTGACGTGTGTCAGGTGTACCGGCGAGTGCGCGACTGACAGAACGGATGCCCCCTCGACTTTCGGGTCGGGGGGGTTTTTCGTGTTTCCGCAGGTCAGGGCGTTGTTCCTGGTGTGACACGCCGTAGGTGTAGACAGTGTGCACAGGATGCTGGTAGTGTTCACACCACAAGGAACGGGAACGAAAAAAGTCCCGATCCGCCGAACATTCACAAATCAAGAGAGAGGCAAGAAAATGGTCAAGGTCACCATCGATGTCGTTGGCACCGTTGACATCTTCACTAAAGGGCAGGGACCGGTCACCCACCTTGTAATAAGAGGGGCGGACGGGCGCTACCTGCCCATCCTGGTGGAGAACGCAACCCCTTACTATGAGCCCCTGCCGGAGATTCCCGGTTCCCTGATCGAACATTTGGGGCAGGTCGAATCTGTCCCGACCACGGAACCGGAACCGGAACCGGAACCGGAACCGGAACCGGCTCTTGCACCGCCCCCGGGACCGGTTCCGGCCTTGAATCCCTGGACACGGCCAATGTCCCCTGCCCCTGCTCCGGCCCCTCGACTCACTGTCGAGCCAGACAAGTATTACGTCTTGGACCGACAGGACGGGGGAATGGATTTCGTCTTGTCCGTCCTATCTAAGAAAGGGAGACTGTACGGAAGAGTCCTTAAAGAAAATTATTTGTCAGCATCCGGATTTAGGTTCGAATACGAACCTAGAATCATCGATGAAGTGCAGCGGAGCGGTAGGCTTGCCACCGAACAGGAAATAGGAAAGTTCGGGCGTAGCACCGGTCGGTGCATGATCTGTGGGAGGGAACTAACGCACCCCGATTCTGTCGAGAGGGGGATCGGGCCGGACTGTTTGAAAAAATGGTTCGGATGATCAGCACCCTACCGCACCGAGTGGACACGATACACTCGGTGCGGTAGGGTGTTCCTACCGACAACGGAAGGAAAAAAAATGACCACCGTGGTGATCGTCTATTTGGCAATTTTCATCCTGACAATGATAGCTGTTGTCTATGCCGCTACTGCCGTAGTGCTCTTGCATCATCGCTGTATTACAGCGTTTCACTCATTCGTCCTGGCGTTCCTGTCCGGTGTCCTTGCTATCACTCTGGCAGAAAGGATTATATGAAGTGATTAAAATTTTTGTCAATATCAACGAAATTAACAGGAGGATTGTTGCTACTGTCGATATTTCTGGTGTTGTTACAATTGAATACGTTGTTACCATTGAGTCGGGAGCTAGGATTTGTAAATATAGATCTGGGCAATTGACGTCAACTGAGTATTTCCCTAATGCAATGACACTTCATAGCACAGTGGAATCTATGGGAAAGAGTATTGATTACCTGACGTGCATTGTTGCGCAAGTTATCATGCGTGATGACCGCTACATTGAAAGGGAGCAAGAAAATGGCTGAAATTGCTATCGACATTTCGAAAATCAACAGCGAAAAAATTGTTGCTAACGTTGATCTGGCCATATTTAAAAAGGATGTCGTAACATACACTATCCATGTTAATAATGTTGTTATCGTCCGTTCCGGCCGATGCATAGCTCATGAGTGCTATTCAACTGCTGAAACGCTTCATGAGACCGTGATGTCTATGCGTGAGAGCAGCGATGGTTTGACCCGCGCCGTCGCACGGGCAGTGCTGAGTGATCAGCGCTACGTCTCTCGGGTCATGACATAAACTAGCAGCTCAATAAGTGTGTTCCCCGCGCACGCGGGGGTGATCCCGAAACCGTCGATGATGTCTCTTGCCGCGCCCAGTGTTCCCCGCGCACGCGGGGGTGATCCTTCCTGCGGGCGCCGCCCGGGTGCCCATCGGCCGTGTTCCCCGCGCACGCGGGGGTGATCCGGGCTGTTCCACGTGAAACACGCCGGATGATGAGTGTTCCCCGCGCACGCGGGGGTGACCTAGTTTCACGTGAAACAGGGTGATGATTCCACCGGGTTATAAAAAACAACCCACAACCCGAGTAGACACGGTCTACCTGACGTGGTACGGTAGACCCATGACAACAGAACAGGGACAGAAACTAGCGGTCGCAATTGCACTGGTCGCCAATAAGTACGGATATCACCTTCTGGCGGCGATGACCATGCCTCAGTACCAGGGATGGGGCGGAACTGACGAAGAATTCTTCGTCAACGTCAGGAACTGGATTCGGAGAATCCCAAACGATGAAGCGGTCGAGGGACTGGACTTGGTGAGCATGGCTCTCAATACCGTCCTGGCGGCAGTGAAAGCAGGAGCGAAATCCGCAGACGCCTATGGTGAGGCAACAGAAATGATCCGAGAAATTTCGGACAGTGACGCTGATCCAATCTTACGAGGGGCGAAATTCCGTCCCTACCCCTGACCGGTGTCCTTGCCTCACCCGCACGGGAAACCGTGCGGGTGGGGTTGGAACACCGACCACAACCAGAAAGGAACAACATCATGAAGCGTCTCTTCACGAACCGGTACTTTCTACAGGGCATCTTTCTTTCCATCCTGATCGTCATTGCTGCCCTGGTCCTGTCCGGTTGTGGATTCCTGTCCAGTTGTGGATCCGGCCCGTCGGCTACTCCCACGGCGACCCCGGACGCCGCAGAGTGCAAGGAATCATTCATCGCGACCATCTCAGGAGCAATCCTAGAGGCCAGAACAGAGGAAGACTTCAAGGCAGCCATGAAAAAACTTGGCCCGGAAAGTTTTCCCGCGTGCGCGGGACTGCCAGCCCCCCAAAAAGCGGCAATCAGAAATCAGGCAATCACAGAACTTGCCCCGATGCTCATGGCCGCTGATTGGTACGCGGCATCCAACTGACGAGAGGAAAACACAATGAGCATTGCAAAAATGACCCGAGGAATTTTCGTCCTTGACAGAGGATGGGTCCTCACCGGATTCACCCCCGACTCTCACCCGTACGACACCATCACGAGTGCTGCCGTGATCCGACGGTGGGGAACCACTGCCGGACTTGGCCAACTGGCCGAACACGGCCCCACAGAGCGAACAATCCTCGATCCCCTAGGAGTGGTATGGGTCCCTAGGCACGCCATCATTCTCTATCTGGCTTGCTCGCCTGACGTCCTGTGGGAGCCGACAACGGAGAGCGCACCTGACCGTGTTTTCCCTTACGGCTTGCCAAATGGGTCTTGACGGAAACGGTCCCGGATGGGGTTTCATCTCCGTCTGACCATCATGATGGGACCCCCGGATGATGTCCGGGGGTTCTGTCCACTTTCAGGGAGAAAAACAGTGGAAAGCAATGGTCACGGTGAAGGCTACGGCCGGAGCAACGATCTCCGATCCGGCCGTATGCTAAACGACTATTTCACCAGCGACGGCGATGGATGTGGCTACGGTTCCGGTTCCGCTATCGGCGCTGGCGATGCCGATTGGTACGACTACGGCTACGGCTACGGCTACGGCTACGGAACTGGCCTACTATGAACCATGGCAAGAAAACCGGAATGTGTCGATTGTATTGCTGAAGGCAACACGCGGTGGCGTCCCACGGACGGCGCTCCCCGCCGCCCGCGCTGCGCCACCCACGCCCGAGCACACCGGCGCTCGCAAGCACGCGCGCAACGCGCGAAACGCCTTGAACGCATCTACGGCGTCACCCCCGAACAGGAAAACGCCTACCGGGCACGGTACGGTCACCTATGCATCATCTGTGGTGCCGTGACAGGGCACCATGGCCGATGTCTTGACCACGATCACGAAACCGGGGCACCACGGGGGTTTCTGTGCCACACCTGTAATCGGTTGCTCGGAGAGTGGCGCGAGGATCCGGCAATTTTCGCCCGCGCGATCCGGTACCTACGGCATCCCCCGTTCGACTTCCTCGACAAATAGTGTTACTATGGTCCACATGGAAAACAAAAAGAAAGAGGAAGTTGTCAAGGCGGCCATAGGGTCCCTCTCAGAGAGTGAGCTTGCGCGAATTCTCCCGGAAGGATGGGTGAATACTCGTAATCTAGTAACACACAGAATGCTCTACGAAGAATTCTTCGAACCTTACGGGCTCACGAAGCAATTGCTTTCCGCGAGATTCCGGCGGGGAATCTACGATATCGAACCGGTAGTTAAGGTCCCGGGAGCCACTCTGTACAACAGGGAGGAATTCGAAGTTGTTCATACCGCTTACGAGAGGTCACTAAATGGATAGGCCAGAATTGGAATCTACGGCCTACCGTAAGGCCAAGGTTCGTACTCTTGCACAGAACGACATCTGCCATCTCTGCGGGCACCCGAGAGCCGATTCCCTTGACCACATCATTCCGGTGTCCCGAGGCGGACATCCCACGGATCCGGCTAACCTTGCTCCGATCCATGGTCACCCCTGCCCAACCTGCGGACAGAAATGCAACGCCATAAAATCCGACAAACTGTTGTCGGAAATGGTTGATCCTAAAAACTCTAGAGATTGGTGGATAAGATGAAATACCGAGTGGAACTCACGACAACCATCACCCTGACAACGTATGTAGAAGCCGACGGCCCGGATGATGCGGTGGATATCGCCGGTGGCATTGCGATGGATTACGATTTGTGTTATCACTGTTCGCAGGGTGACGGCTACACCGTTTCCTTGGGTGAATTCGATGATGGAGTGGAAGTAAAAAGAGAACTTGACGACGATGACAACAACAAGGAAGAGGAAACGGAGGAAGACCAATGAAAGATCAACCGATGGAAGAGAAATTTACAGAATCACCGCTTGAATGGACTGATCAATGGGAGAATCCGGAGTATAATTCCCAAACGTTTCCGGGACATTGGGGGGCAATGGACACCAGGGGACGCGTGCACGTAGCACCATCCTATAATGACGCCGCAAGAATAGTGAGAGAACACAACGCGGCCAGGTCACAAGACCAATACGTTTTAGTGGTCAAAAAGCTTATCATCGTTTCTGAAGAATTTCAGGATTCCTTAGGATGTCCTAAGGCGTTCGAATACTGGCACCCGATGGAAAGGTAAGGAAAATGAAAAACCTCAGCACCAGCGACATTCTCACTATTCTATCAGGATACAACCTGACAATGAGGATGTTCGGCAACGACATGCAAATCTCAGGGACCGTGGATGAGATTAAGCGTCTCATCCGGTCCGGAGAGTTGAACTGCACTCGCGCCGTGTCCTGTAACGGCGGCCCGTTGACCGATATCGGTATCAACCAGCATCCCCTATCTTGCAGCCTTGCCATTGTCGGGGAATGTTCCGAACAGGCATGCTATGGGGTTTACCTGCTCACGGGGGACACGAAACTGTTCATCAAGGCGACAGGAATCGGTAAATGAGTGACGAAATCGTTCGCACATTCAAGCTTGTGCGTCGGGAAGACGAAACCGGTGTATCCGGTACCGGACACGTCGCAGACGGCGCCATCTTCCCGGACGGCACCACAATTCTCGTCTGGCGTACAGAAGTAAGCTCCGTCGGTGTCTACCGGTCCCTTGAGGATTGCCGCCGGATCCATGGCCACGGGGGGAAAACCATCATCCTTCCCACCGCTCCTTCCATGGCTAAACACATCGCAGCATGGGAGGAAAGCAATGCGAAAGAGGAAGAAAGGGAACGACAGAAACGATGAAACCAACAATGACAATTCTTGCGCTCGTCGCAGGGGTCGTCATAACCTGTACCGCCTGCGACCCAGCCTCGGAAAGCAGATCCAATGATGATGATGACATCGTCGTCACTGAAAACGACGGGGAGACCACCAGGAAGATAAGGCAACCGAACAGGCCGATGCCGAACAGGCCGATGCCGAACAGGCCAAGAATCCCACGCCGATAGGATCGGGGAGGAAAAAGACAGTCTCCCCTCCTCCTCCCCTACGCCCCGTCCTTGGCCACTGGACAGTGATGCCCACCACCACACGGCATGGTGGTGGGCATCACCATGCCAAGTTGCAACACGAACATCGCTCCCGTAAGCACACAACAACGACGATGTAAAGTCATCGCGCGAAAAAAGTTGGCCATTTTTTTTTTGAGGGAAAACGCCGAACAGC